ACGAGAAAGCCGAGGGCAATTTAATAAACAATTTCAATTTTAAAATAAACCCGGGCGATAAAATTGCTATTATCGGCAATTCGGGTTCGGGGAAAAGTACTATTGTAAAATGCCTGATGGGCATTCTTTCATTAAATGGTGGAAATATCTATATCGATGATATAGATGCTGGAATATATGATAATAAATGGTTGAAAGAAAGGATTGGGTATGTAGCGCAGGATAGCATTTTATTCAGCGATACAATAGCTAATAATATTGCTTACGGTATTGAGAATCCGCGCGAAGAAGATATTATTAATGCGGCGATCCGTGCAAATGCTCACGAGTTCATCTCCAAGCTTCCTAATAAATACGATACGCTATTGGAAGGAACAGAGCTTAGTTCGCTATCGGGCGGACAGAAGCAGCGCATATCTATTGCAAGGGCTTTGATAAGAACCCCGAATATATTAATATTTGATGAGGCGACTTCTGCGCTGGACCCAGAATGTGAGGAATTGGTCCAAAATACTATAAAAGAATGCTTCGATGACAAAAGCATAACTATGATTATAATAGCACATAGGAGGTCGGCTCTTGAATTGGCCGATAAAATATATAGATTTGAAAACTCGGCTTTGACAGATGTAACAGAAGAAATAAAGAATAAAAAACATTAGAGATAAGAGATAAGCGGCGAATAAGAGAGCAATGAAATAATAAGGAAAATGAAAGATATAATATGTAGAATATGTAGAATATGAAAATATTTTTTGTAAATAATATAAATAATATAAACAATAATAATCGGAATGTTATTAAAGTCGCTACGAATAAAAAGAATTGCGATATCAATATTAAGAATCACCTGGATATCATAAGTATATCTACGAAAATCAAGACATTATTGAATTACAATAATAATCTCAAGAAGAAAGTCATATTTAATTTGGAAAAATTGGATAATCGCTTTGTTGAAGCATTCATATATAGGATATTACAAGGCAATTATTATTTTGATAAATATAAAAAGGTAAAGCGAGAAAGGGCTGTACTTTATTTCTATGTCCCGCGAATGAGTTGCGAAAACAGAAAGAATATTAATAATATAATTAATGGCTCATATATAACAAGGAATATAATAAATGAACCTTCTAATATAGCTACACCCGATAATTTCGCAAAACACGCAAGGTATATGTTTAAGGATATTAGAAATACCAAGATAACCGTATTTAACGAGAAACATATGAAGAAGATGGGATTAAATCTAATCAATGCTGTGGGCAATTCTTCGCAAAATAAACCGCGCTTTTTAATAATAGATTATAATCCACCAGGTCCTTCAGGGAAAAAGAAGACAGTTTGTTTAGTCGGCAAAGGGGTTACGATAGATACTGGTGGATATTCTATGAAAAAGCCAGATAGTATGATCAATATGTATATGGACAAAGAGGGCGCTGCTATATCAATCGGTATTTTATATACTTTGGCTAAGGAAAAATATAAGAATCGCGTAGTATGTTTATGTCCTCTGGTAGAAAATATAGTATCAAGAGGCTCTCTGAAACCCAACGATATAATTAAGGCATACAATGGCCAGACTGTGGAAATTGTCAATACTGATGCGGAAGGAAGATTAATTTTAGCAGATGCCCTTACTTACGCGTGTAATAAATATAAACCCGATTATTTATTTGATTTTGCGACATTAACTGGGTGGTCCGAGAGAATCAATTGTCATAGCAGTTTCACATATTTTACATCAAACGAACAAATCGCAGATAATATACAGGCTTATGGAAATAAATATTGTGAAAAAAATATAAGAATACCTGCGTGGCTTGAATATATATCATTTATTAAATCAAATATAGCAGATGTAAAGAATTCGGGATATGAATGTAAAAACAGCGAGGGTTTAATGGCGAGCTTGTTCTTGATGAACTTTATACCAAAAAAATATAGGAAAAACTGGAGCCATTTTGATATCAGAATGTCCAACTATAATAATAATGTTAACATAGCTGACGGATTCGCAACATTCTACACAATTATAAAAAACATATAGCGCGCATATATATTACATTCTATATATTAGACAGGCATACAACCATATACAATCTTGGTAATATCCTCTTTTTGCGCGGGATGTTCCAGCATTGCGAATAATTCTTCTTCCTTCAAGAGGTTAAGAAGAGAGATAGACAATTTAGGAACATTTTTTTCATTTTGCCATTCTTTAGCAACCATCGCCATAATCTCAGGCGCTTTAAGTTCGGGATAAATCGCCTTAATCCTGTGAAAATTGTTCTTCATATAGATGTTATACTTAGAGAGTTTCCTTTCCTTCTTGATGCGTTTGTCAATATTGATGATAATATCACCAAACTCATTGTTAAACTTGACAATGCAATCAACATTGGCGATACGAACCATTATTACAATTGAAGTTGTGTAGGGCTGATGTAAATTGATGTAAGGGCTTTAGGAACTGTTCTTTGGTTTGTGTAAAAGCGACTTGGGTAGTAATAATATAAATACTATTTGGTGTCAATTTTTATCCAAAAAATATAAAAATATAACAAATTTATTCTCCGTATCCCTACCGTATCAAGTAGTTATTTTTGCTTTGCAAAAAAATACATAATATACATAACATATAATACATATAATACTTATTATTATAATTATTCAATTGCTACTACTCGCTAATACACAGCACAGCACCACAACATCCGAAACGATTTAAACCTTGTTTGCTGGGATTTTGATGGGCGGAAGAGTTTTCTTGTTTTTCTTCAAGGGCACAGGAGGCTCTTCTACAGCTTCTTCGTCGGGCTGTTCATTAGGCTCCTCTTCTTTGTCGGTTGATGGCTGCGATACTTCTTCCACCTTCATACGAAACTGCTTGAGAAGAGCCACCTTTGCCCTGGGAGTAAGCTTGGGCTTTTCATTAGGCTCTTCTTCGTTGTCGGTTGATGGTGGAGATACTTCTTCTACCTTCATGAAATTATTTACAACGGCTGGAGCTTGCGCTGGCGCCGGAGCTACACCAGCTTTTTCTTCCTTGCGCTTCTTCCATTCTTCGGCAATCTTACCGAATCTTTGATTGCTCGGCAGATCCGGAAACTTTTCCTTGATGACTTGCTGATATTCCTTAACAAACACCTGATATTCTGTAGGAGGTTTCTTGACCTTGTCTTCGCCATTATCGTCCTTTTCGGCGACCGCCGTCTTTTTGCTTTTTCCCTTTGCCTTGCCCTTCATTTCTTCAACGGCATATTTGAGAGCTTCCTTGTGATAATTAGCAACTTCCTTTGCATCATCAATAGCATCGGGAATTTCAGCAATCTTTTCCTTGTAAATAACTGAGAGAGTTTTGGTAGACATCGCGGTTTATGGTAATAATAATTTTATAAACGACAATCAATTTTTATATTTTTTGCACACATTTTTATGACATTTTTGATAAGGAAGTATATGGATTGTTAGTTTTTTGATATATTCTCGGAACATGGAGAGGGGCGGAGGATTTTATCTGAGTAAAATAATAATATTATAATATAATAATATTATAAAATGAGTATTCCAATAATGTCATTTGAAACTCTAAGAGATATTATAGCTAATCCAGAAAATGCTTATAGTCGCAATAAGAGTTTTCAGAGCGATAATAAAGATATTAGACAATTTACTACAACAGCTACAGATGTTTTTAATATGCTTAATGGCGGCGAAAATATCTTCGCAGATAACTCATATAATGACAAAATTAATGAACAAAATGAGATTGATAAAAACACGCCATATATATATGAAAGCGATGAAATTAGAAGAGGTTTGTAGGAAATATATAATATAATAATATATATTAGAATATAAATGATTGAAAATATTGAATTAATATTAATATCATTACTAATATTAATATTATCAATAATAAGCTTTCTCCCCTTAATTTACTTAAATTATGCAAAGGATTTAAATAATAATATAAATAATTATAACAATATATGCGATTCTAAGAAAAATATCTACGAATCTGATATCAATATTAAAAATACTTATATGTGGAATCTATGCAATCATCTATTTGATTTTAATGTAATTCAGAAGAACTTTAAAAATAATGCGACAGAGAAGAAGCCTACTGACAAATATAATGATATTATAAATATCAATCGCGACCTGAGTATTGTTAATGGCGAGTTCAATATTATGAAGGTATATAACGATTATTTACACAGCAGCTTGCCTTTATTTATCGTAATGTGGATATTCTTTATATTGCATATTATCAACATCTCATATAATATTAAAAACAAGGACAGTATTTTTAAATACAACTACTTTTTACATTCATCAAGTTATTTATTTCTACATGTTGCCGTAATAACTATAATATTTTCACTAATCCTAAAAAAAATAACTGAGATATATGCCGATACAAAAGCTTACGAATATATAATGCTTTTGAAAGAATTGGATATATTGATAAAAGAAAATAAAACGGAACCGGCTTTCCCAAATAATCAGTTTATGACTATTATTAAAAAATACAGCGGCGATGATATTTCTTCCGTCGCCGATATTATATTTACAAAAGATTTGATAGACGAACTCGCCAATTTACATAAAAATATCATTGCTAATGGCGAATATCTGCGCAATATAAATGGGTACAAAATAACATTGGAAAATATAGATAACTTCAGGTATTATAATAATAAGGAGACGATAGAAAAATGCAACGAAGAGATTGAAGATGTAACGCGATTTACTATTGTATATTTTATAATATTATTCTTTCCCATCTATATGCTTTCACAAGCTTCTAAATCAAACTTTACAACAATTGCCGTAATAACTATTATAGTATTCGTATTATTTATATCGGGCTATATTGTTAAAAAAAAACTTGAATAGATTCATTTTCTTTTTTTCTTTATACTTATTAAAATGCGTATCATTATATTTATCGTATTTATTATGATGATAATAATTTATATAAATGAATTAAAAAATATATCGGCATCTTTTTTTCAAATAAACTATATTAAAGATGTCGCCGACATTAACATTAAAAAGCATTGTAACGATATTTATTGCGAAGCCGAGACAGGGAGATTTAATATAGCAAAGAATAGCTATAAACTTCTCTTGCCTAATGATTTCTATAACACTAAAACATACTACTTTATGATATTGCTAATAATCATAATATTCTATATTAATACACTTTATAACCTTATTAAATACAATAATTTATATTATCCTTACATCAGTAATGACGGCGGAACGATATGTATAACAATAATAAAAAACATTCCATATATATTCGCGTTTCTAACATTAGTACTAATAATAGTAACGCTTGTTGCGAGATATGCTCCCACAGAAACCGAGGGATATAGAAACTATTTTAATATAGATAATCCGGTCGTCAGCGATTTTGACAAAGTTTTAAATATAAACGGTATATATAATTATATTTTGCTTACAATAGCGACAATCTTCTTAGCATATTATTTTAGCACCACAATGTGTAATAAGTATATTTATACATATCCATTGGGAGCTAATAAAATGGCTATTATCAATCAAAATATGAGTATGGGCTATCTCATAATTACGATATTGCTGACATATTTATTATTAAATATTATGAATATACTGCTATCCTTCGCAGACAATAAATATCCTAAATTGAATAACAATAACTATAGAGATATTATAACAAAAAATTATAAGCAAGTATTAAATAAAACCAGCGAACTAACAAAAGAAAAAGTATTATCGGGATGTTATACATATGTTTTTACTGTATCCGATGTTGAAACTGCTAAAGGATCTAACGGATATGGACACGATATAATGTATTCAAAAGATAAAAAAGAAGAAAATAATAGTTACGGAATTACTACAGCTCATAATACAGTTGATGCTAAAAATAAAATTGAGGCAGTATCAGTATTATATAGAGATATCGATTATATTTCTAACACAGATAAAGCTAATAATTATGATATAGCCGCAAGCGAAATAAAGGTTAATTATTATTTTAAATACATTTCACCATTAATACCCCATGCTAAAATTGCTACATTGACAGACGGTGCTTCTCCTACTCCTAATAAGAGATATCAACCCTTTTATAATATGAATTATGAACTATATAAAGGGGATATACATACTTTAAGAAATAAAGATAGCTTTGAAACAATAATAACTAAATATAAAGATAATGATGCGGCATCATATAACGCCTATTATATGATAGAGAATATACGAATTGGTCTTTTTAACAAAGATTATGACAAAGATAGTAAAATAATAGCGAAACTATTTATATTGTTCGATTATATTGATCCTGCAAAGAATCCTCAAACGCAACCTGCTATTACTCCTCCGCCTCTTCCTATAAAAAAGCCTGATTTTAAAATATGTTATGATGCATTACTTGATGTGCTAATCTATTTTTGCATTAATGAAATAATATATTGGAATGAATATAAGAGTAAGGAAATATATGATAATGAGAATTTAAACAATTATGAGTATATAGAGAGTACGATATCTCCCGACTACGAGAAACACACTATTTTATTGAATTTAATTAAATATTTAAAAGACCAGAAGGCAAATAGTGAAAAAATTACATCGGATGCAATGAATAACAAAACTGTATCTATTTTAAAAGATAATTTGATTAGAGAGATAGAAAGCTATTCTCACTATGACAAAGATAAGTCTTCTAATAAAGATAAAAAGACTTTTTTTGGCAAGGAATATAATATTTCGAGTAATATCACAGAGGTTAAGGAAAACTTCACGGCAGATATATCATACGGCTCTTCAAATACATTTTACGAACAATATTTTAATATTTCAAACAATGATGTCGGCGCCAATGATATAGAATATAAATTAGGAAACTATTTCATTAAAAATATAAAGTTCCTAATATACTTTATTATAATAATTATAATAATAGCTATCCTATTAATAATATTTTTATACAGAAGTGAAAGCGCCTCATTAATGACATTTTCCTATGATATAATGATGCCTTTATTGATATTGCTTATATTTGTAATATATATATATTTATTTATGAACTTTAATACAAATTATAATCTAAATGTCATATATGGCCTATTTGATAGTTCATATAAACGCGATTTAAATGATATGAATAATCTTATAATACCTTTTATTAAACTTCATAGCAATCGCAAAGATAAATATGATAGCAATTATTACGATTTATATATAATAACAAATGTGATGGCTTCCTTCTTATATAGCGACAATAAATATGATACGCTAAAATATAAAAACATATACCACAAAAATGAAAAAGCCAATATCATATATAGCAAAGACGAAACCGTAGATTATAATGAGTTTAAAAAATATTACAACGACCAATTTACAATTATAAACGAAGAGTTTAAAGAGGATTTCGATATAATAAATAGCTCAAATTCTAATAATGATAAAAATCTTCGCAAATTATACAATTATATCACAAATAATATAAAAAACAGGACTTTATCGACACCAGCACCATACACTATAGAATATATTAAAAAACCAGGATTTGATTATCCTGAGTTTGTTAGCTCTTTTAAAAAATATTCTGATAAGATTGTAAATATCATATTGATATGTTTAGAATTATTTGGAAATAATAAGGATGCTTATATAAAAAATACATTTGTCAAGGATAACTTTTATTTTGAAAAAGATAAGAGTGGTAATTTTATACCTCATAAGTTTAGATTTAACAACGCGGTATTTGATAAGAATTATGAAAATGCGAGCCAGTATATTAAAATTGACAATGATATTAAAATATATATTAGCAAGGGAGATAAAAAAGGTAAAATAGAAGGGATTGTTAATAATTATATGAATATCCTTTCACTATTCCAATATAATTACATATTAAGTGATAGGTATGATACTATTAACCCCGGCGAATTAAAAACAGAAATAGAAAAAAATGCAAAAGACAGAGGAATTGATGAACCAAAAAACTATTTACATCAATATAAAAATAAGAGGCTAATTTCCTTAATATCTAATACAAAAGGCTTTGATAAAAGCTTTGACAAAAAGAGCTTTATATTGGCGAATTATACTTTTAAATATTCCAAACCTATTCCTATTACGATAGATAAACTTAAAGAGAATAATAAAATTACACCAGTTGATGCCGCAACTATTACTCCAAATGTTGCTGGGTTAATTACTGCAGATATCGCCGGAAAATTTACAGCAAAGGCGGTTGCTGCTCTTACACCAGAAGCAAAGAATGCTCTTACACCAGAAGCAAAGAAAGATCTTGACACTTCAGAACCTAATTATGTTATTGCCGTAGGAGATGTTATGTATGTTTATACGAATATTATAGAAACCTATAACATAAATGTCACTAATATTAGTGATAATTATTTAGAAAATGTTGTTAAGACTATTTGCTATCAAGTTGATAATAGAGATGTTATTATGAATGAAGAAGGAGGCGGCGGCAGCGGCGGGAGCGGCGTGGGGGTAGGCA